TATTTTAAAGCTACAAGGATCATTAACAACGACTGCTGAGTTCAAGAAAATCGGTAATGAGGCGGAGTTCAGCACTGTACAAATTAGTCTATACAATACAGACTCAGGTAAAAAAGTCCCTGACGTGACTGGTGATGTGATAATCCTAAATATATCAGACGCAATCATGGATAGAGTGTTAAAAGGAATAGACGGTGGACATACGATAGAAGAGAAGATCTCTGCAGCAGGTGAACAGCTTGGCGGAGAACTAATAAACGTAGTCTTTACTAGAGAAATTGATGTTACTAATGTTAAGTCTGGCGAGATTATATCTCCAATAGCAGCTACTGATATTCTTCCGGCTGAAGCAGAGGCAATGTCGACTATGTCAGCTATGCCCGAATCAGTAGGTAGACTTTTAAAGTTTAATGATTTCGTTAATGAAAGCAAGAAGAAAGAGAAGATGATGCTTGATACTAAAGTAAAGAGCGTACCGACAAAGAAGAAAAAAATAGAAGCTGATGAAATTGCTAAAGAGCTAAAGAAGCTCGAAGGTAAGCTTGTTAAAAAAGAAAAAATAAAAAAGAAATGAGACTAAATGAATGTTCATGTGGCTGCGGTAAAACTGGAGAGTGTGAAGAACGATTAAGCAATTATATGTTTACTGCAAACTTACATACAATTAAACGTGCAGTCGATACTTTACTAGAAATGGACCAAGATGCAATCGATCGAGTATTAACTAATGGTCACGATTGGGCATCCGATCATATCGCTACCGCAAAGGATGATCTACAAGAGGTCTCTGAGTTTTTTATCAATGAATTAGGTAGAGAATCATCAGTAAGAATGATGGGATCAGACTCTAGACTCGCTGACAATGTAGCAATAAAGACATTTGAAAGCTTTTTAAATGAGAACAAGAAGAAAAAAGACAATGACGAAGACGGAGACACTGACTTTGCCGACGCTAAAATTGCTCAATACATTGCAGGTGGAATGTCTAAAGCTGAAGCAATTAAGAAGTCTAGGAAGTTCAATAAGTCAGTAAAATAGGGCTTTTGGAATAGATGGACAAAGCCTTCTATTGATCAAGCTGCGCACGATTCAGTAAGGGGTCAAGGATACAGCCACCGAGGTAATGATGATGATGATACTGAATACATTATGTTCGATGGTGAAAGATTCACCCAAGACCAAATTGTACCCGCTGACTATAATGACATGGGTCGACTTCCTAGAGTTGAAGATGGTATGTTAATTATTGCTAATCCGAACTGGAGTCTTTAATCTAAAACTTATTTAATAAGTCTAAGAAGTTAAACATATATGCCACGGCTCAGCCATTCTAAGAGCTGATTTTTTTTCGTATGGGAGGTAAAAACCATGTTTTTTTAATATTTCAGGTGTTAATAGTGAAACACCCTTACTGTTTTTATAATTACTAACGTCTAATGCCTTTCCAGTATGATGTTGACTATAACCAGGTAAACCTGCTTGAGTCAATGCACCTGAAATAGAATTACCATGTTCGTAACCGTACTTTAAAAACGTATCTTTTTGAAGATTATAACTACGATAGCTTTTTGCTGAATACGATATACCAGGAAGTTCTTTTTGTAATGCTTTAAATTTAGAAAGAGTCTGCGGTAAAAGACTTCCACTTACGCTCTTTAACCCTCCTGAAACTGCTTTTTCATCCTCAAAATGTTTGGCAGTAAATTTATCTTTAAGTTTAGTTTGAATCTCTTTGTATATTGGGATTAATTCAGGTTTACTGCTCAAATACTTTTTTAAAATATCATCGCCGCTAGTGGAATTACTTATTGACTCTATCTCATTTTCTAATATAAATTGACTAAATGTCTTTACCGTACGATTCATCATATTGTATTTTACAGATTATTTATCTATAAGAAGCAATTAAATATAACCAAACTCAAGTACTAATAAGTTTGGTTTTTATGATGTACGTTTAAGTTAACTGTTAATTCTTCTAACTGCTTTTATTTTTTCTAGAAGACCATAATCATAATGATCAAAATTAGAAGTATCCCTAATCATAATTTTTAAAAAGATTGGTAATTCAACAGTTTCTTCTGGAAAAATTGTAGTGTATCCCTTACCTACTTCATTTCCTTCGGAATCAAGTAGAATAGTATCAAGATCAAAACCTAAAACACTTGTTATTTCGTTCATATCTATTTTTTTATTTTATATAAGCATTTGTCTTTGTGCCAAATTTCAGCAACACCGGCATGTTTTTTAGCTTTTTCAGAGTATGATTTTACTGATTTTATCTTATCATAAATTAAGATTTTACCATTTTTCATGACTATTTTAATAGTCTCTCCTCCTTCTTCTAAGCTAAGATCGTTTGATCTAAAGTCATCAGTCACTCTAAGTTCTTTGTTATTCATGTTATTTTTATTTTTAAGTTATCTGTTTAGATAAATAACTTAAATAATTATACAAAATGCCAGGAAGAGTTTTAACCTTTTTTGAATTTTCTGATAAGTATTCTAACGGTGAAGCTACCGAGAAGGACTTGCAGGACGTAACTTCAGCTGCCTCAAACTTCTCAGACGGATTTGATGATTCAACATATGATCAGCCTGAACTAAAGCCAAACCGACCAGTAAACGGCGGTTATGAGACTACTCCAAATTCTCCTACAGGGTTTAACCCAGAACAATCTGATCAAATGGATATACCTGAAGGAGAAGAAACTGATGAAGACGATGATTCTGAAGATAAAGAAGAAGAAGAAACTGACGACGATGATGATGAAAAAGATAAAGCTAAGGGAAACCCAGAAGAATCTAATGAATCTAAAAGAATCGTAAAGTCTTTTACTAGCTATGTAAATGAGTCTAGACTAAAAAGATAAATTAGAGTAAAGTATAATGAAAATCAAAACATTTTCACAATTTATAATCTCTAAAAAAATTAATGAGGACGACGCAACAGATCTTGATTTAAGCGCTAACGACGGTTCGGCTTCTTTCCATGCAGGTTATTATGGTAAAAATCCACAAGAAATAATAGTTGACGAGACAGGTAGCAGTAAGATACGTAAAAATAAAAAAGTAGATATACTTGAGTTAGAATCAATAAAAGGAATAGTTAAAGATCTCTCTGAAAGAGTAAGTAAACTTAAGAAAAAATAAAGCCGGTGTTACTACTTTAAGTTATTATCCAAAAAAGCGATAATGATTTTTTTAGTTTGTAGGTAAATGTAAAAGGAAGTATGGAAAACTGGTCAACAATAGTAGTAGCATTTATAACTGGTGTACTTGGTCCCGTTATAATAATAATAATAAAAAACATACTGAATAAGAAGCCAGCTAAGGAGGACATGATAATAGATGCATGTAAAGTAAGCGGTGCAGTTGTTGCTAAGATAGACGAGATGAAAGAAGCCTATTCAGCAGATAGAGTATGGGTTGCACAGTTTCATAACGGCGGTCATTTTTATCCTACAGGAAAGTCTATTGCAAAATTCAGCATTTTTTATGAAACTGTTAGTGTAGGTACTAACTCAATACAATCAAACCTACAAAACATTCCAGTCAATCTCTTTAGTAAATCAATAAATCATTTATTACAGGATGAACTGATAATCATTAGTGATTTTAATGATGAAACTTGTGCTACTCACGGGTTAAAATATTTTGCAGAAGACAACGGAACCTATTCTCAATATCTTTTTGCTATTAGGAGCATAGATAAAAAGTTTATCGGGTTTCTTTCCGTTGACTATACTAAAAATACTGAGCTCACTGATCAGGAACTAATTGGATTAGAAATAGATGCAAGTGCACTAGGCGGAGTGTTAATGAATCACCTAAATCGATGAAAAGAATAATAGAAAATTTCATGGAATTTATGGATCTTGCAAGAATAAACCAAGGACCAGACGGATGGTCAATCTATGGATCTAATCCCAAGTTAAAAAAGAAAACAAGACACAAGGCTGCGATTAAAATGGAAGACTTGTCATATAACGAATTAAGATTTAATGTTAATTCAACTATTGATGGGTATGTTAAAGTAAAAGAAGACGATCCAACTCTATCATCTGATAATGAAACCCTGTTTGATAAACTTATACTAACTAATCCTAGTGATTTTTATAATTTTAGATACGATAAAGAAAAGGATAATAAGAACTTATCTGCTATTGATTCAGAAAATGTTCTTAGGATTAGAATTGGATCTAGAGATTTTACCGGAAGAGGCGGCGGTGTTACTCACGTATCTGTAAGAGTTCCTGAAAATTTTGACTATGATAAATTTCAATCTGAGTTACCTAATATAAAGATAGCGTTTACAAATAAAACTGAAGTAGACAGAGTTATTAAAGAAGTTGAGGCTCTTGTAACTAAATGCACAGGAAGAGAACCTACTGTGTTTATGGATACTAACCTAAATTACAAACAGGATATTGTAAATTTTATCAAATCTATAGAAGAAAAGCTAGGTAAAGAAGATACCAAAAAGATATTTAGTGACATCATTAATAAATTATAAGATTTTGTGATTTAACTTAAATCTCCAGAGTCAACGATAAACCTCTTTGGATAACAGGATTACTAATAGTCTTCGTCATCGTCTCCAAAAGAAATAGCACTAAGGGCTTCTGATTCCCAATTAAGTAAGACGTCATCTAACTCGTCATCCACCATTATCAATATCTGCAAATAATCTGAATCTTGCGATCCTTTACTTAAAAGTATCTTATCCTTAATTGCATCTGCTTTTTGTATTATAGATGCCTTCAGTTTTTCCTTAACTGACTCTGAATTATCTTCTTTCATAGGTATTATGTTATTATATTATATTTAGTAAAATATAAAAAGTTTTAGGATAAATAAACTAAATAAAAATAAGTTTTATCAAATGAAGAATTTTATGACTATTAGAAAACTATACGAGACCTATGATCAACCTCAAAATGATCAAGAGATGCAGTCACATATGCAGACGCAGCAACCATCTAAAATTTTATCAATGGATCAATTTATTGACAATACTGATGAGATTGACAACACTGATCCGATGGCCGATCCGATGGCCGAACCTATGACTGAGCCGATGACTGAGCCACTGGCTGACCCAATGGCAAATCAACAAACTGCTCTTCCTGCTTTTGATCCAATGAATTTGACAGTTTCTCAATTTATAGAACGTTGTGATAAGATAAACCCATTAGTTTGTATGGGACTTAACACTTTTATTGAAGCAAACAGTGAAGCTTTAGCAAATGAAGTAAACGGAGGCGAAGAATTTGATTTAGATAAAGAAGCTAACTTAGACTTTCCACCAGTTGCAGCACCTGAAGCAACACCTACTGATTTTTCACTAGATCAGCCTGCAACAGACCTTGATTTTCCACAAGAAACAGAACCAGTTGCTATTTAAAACTATCAATGAGGACGACTAACGAATGGTATGGTGCTGACACCATGGGAACTGATGCAAATTACATAATCCCATCGCCTGACGAAAAAAGGTTTAATCATCTAATGTATACTGCCGGTACGAGTACATCAGTACCATCCCATTGGAACAACTCTCCTTTTTTAGCAGGCGGTAGACTGACCAGTACGTTTGGGTCTAATCCTAAAAAAGAGAAGAAAAGAAAAATCATGACGTATGCGGAATTTTTAGAGTCAAAAATAAAAAGAAATAAATAACAAAAAACAAGAACTGATGGGATACATTAAAAACTTTACAAACTTTACTACATCTAATGAAGGAGTAGTTAGTGAAGAGACTGATGTAATGTTTGACGAAACTCTAACTGATCTTTCTAAGAAAATCCAAGATTACAAGAACCAGATAAATCAGTGGGAAAAGGCAATTGAAGATAGAAAAAAAGTATTAGCTGATACTGCTAAAGCTGCTGCTGCTCAAGTAGTTACACCAGCAGCGCCTACTCAACCAGCTACTTCTTAAGATGAATAGAAAAATAAAGACATACAATGATTTCATTAATGAATCGACTAGAGAAGTCGTGTACCCTAGTAATTTTAAAGGTATGGTCCAAAGCACCTTATCTGGACTCTATACTCAGATCATTGCTATAGCTCAAGAATTAGCTAACGAAAAAGCCGCTAGGAACCCCGGTAGGTACTCAGGTACTCTAGAAGAGGTAGATATTACTAGGGCTATGAATATGATATTCCACAGCGATTGGAAGAAGAAGATTAAAGAGAGGGCCATTGGAGAGGTTTTACAAAAGTCAATGGCTAGAGCAGGTAAACAGGATGAAGTTATAGGTAAGAAGAATCTTAGAGCATTAGGTAGATCAAATGGAGATACTGACTTTAAGGTAGACATCAATAAATCTAGCGTAAGGTTTAGTGATAAAAAAGACGGTGGTGGACCAGGTTCAAACCAATAAAACAAGATGACAGAACAAGAACTAATAGCTGATATAATTGATGAGATTACTTTTTCAGGAGCGTTACCTTATTCTTTACCTGAAAAAGAAATAACTAGAATTCTTGAAAACGACAGTCGTTATTTCTATGACAACTGGAGACATGCTGTTGAATCTCAGTATCTATTACTTCCAAAGGAATTATTTAGTACCCCTCAATTTAAAAAGAAACGCCAGATAATACTACCTGACTGTGTACAGTTTGTCGTAGATTTTAAGGAGGCAAAAGGCGGCTCTATATTTGGATCAATCGACCGAGATTTTGCAGAACAGAAATTTATAGGTGCTGAGATATTCTTGACTCCTTTCATTGGAGAAAGTATTATGTACAGGACAGTAATGTTTTCTTTTCTAGACTTAAGTAAAGCAATGTTAATTGATACTATCGCATATGACTATAACAAAAACACTAAGCTATTGGGTGTATTAGGAAGATCACCAGCAACAGCGGCTGTAGTTAGAGTCTTTAAAAAACTAGATAGAGATAAGTTATATGAAGACGAGTTGTTTCAAAGATACGTTCGTGCACATGCAAAAGTAAGGTTATCTCATCTTCTCCAAACATTTAATTATGCTTTGCCTGGTGGAGTAACTGTTAACTATCAAAACGTAGTGACTACTGCTGAAAAAGAAATGGAGACTGTGTTAACTATGATGAAAGGCGAGAACACAGCTGACTGGATGTTCTTACACAGACAATAAAAAAAGAAGAAGATGGCACAACTTAGGGACATATATTTTAGGGATCAAAACGATCCTAAATTCCAAGCCAATAAGATAGAGGTAACTGACGACCTTGAAGCAACTATTCAACAGATAATGATGACTATCTTTACTAGAAAAGGCGAGGTCTTAGGAGAATCTAACTTTGGTTTAAATTTAGATAATTACTTATTTGAATTTAACGTGGATCCAGTAAGTCTAAGTAGAGCAGCACAAGATCAAATCTATAGCTATGTGAGTGAAACTAGAAAAAGAAGAATTACTATTGAGCCTTCTCTATATCCAGACACAGTTTCAAATAGAGATATTTTAGTTTTGTTAATAGACATCCCTGAGATCAAGGAGAAGATTGCTGCCTTTTACGATTAACTGCTTACTTATTTTTATCTCTTACTGAGTAGATTCTTTCAATAATATCAACTACTTTCATACCCTCAAGTGCATTTGTTGTAGGAGAAGTCCTGCCTTTCAGAGTATCAATAACATTTGAAATAATATAATTATGATTTGCAGCAGAACCTTTATAAGGTCCATAATCATTTGCAGGATTTGATTCTTTTAAGACAGGCATTTCGTATCCGGAAATAGCACATACTTCAACTTCATTCATGTATTGACCTCCAATTTTTACACTGCCGTTTTTTCCAATGATTGTCATTGAAGACTCTAAATTTTGATTTGCAATAGAGGTAGAATAATTAATACTTCCCATCCCACCGCTCATAAAATCAAAGCTAACAAATCCAGAATCTTCAAAAGCAGTAGTTTGCTGATGATTAAAGTCTGCAAATTTTCCTTGAATATTTTTTATATCTCCAAATAACCAATACATGATATCGATGAAGTGTGAAAATTGGGTGTAGAGCGTTCCTCCATCTAAATCTGCTGTTCCTTTCCAACCACCAGACTTATAGTAACGGTCATCACGGTTCCAATAACAATTCAATTGAACCATATAAATTTCACCAAGTAAACCGTCAGTTATTACTGATTTAATCCACTCAGACGGAGGTGAATAACGATTTTACATTACACAAAAAACTTGCTTTGATTCTTGAAGCGCTTTAAATAGGATTCTCTCACAGCTTTCTTTTGTTAAACCCATAGGTTTCTCGCAAACAACATTTTTCTTTTCTGCTAAAGCCTTTAGTGACTGCTCGGCATGTAAACCATTTGGAGTGCAGATGTTGACGACATCAAATTCTAATCCACTTGCAAAAAGTTCTTCCATCGTGGTAAAAAAAGGCACACTGAAATCTTCAGCTGCACATTCTTTTTGAGATCTAATATCTACCATTGCGACCAATTCGCCTTCTGAATCTCTTCGTATCATTTCTGCATGGCGC